GAGAACAACAAGGAGAAGAGTAATGGACGAAATAAATGTAATAAGCAAAACACAAAAATCATTAAAAGAAAGATTACAACAAATTGGAGATGCAATCCTAGCTGGAGGGGTTGACAATATGGAGAAATATAAGTATCTAGTAGGACAGGCACATGCCATACAATTAACATTACAGGACATCTCTACCCTGCTAAAACCAAAGGAGCAACAAGATGAGCAAGGAAACGTTATCGACATCGGAAACGGAAGTACCAAAAATTAAACTTGGTCTTCAAGATAAATACGAACAAGAAAAAAAAGAATTACCTCCAGAACCTGAAGCATTAAGTCCTGAAAATATAGGAACTGAAACAGTTGATGAATTACCAGAACCATCTGGTTATAGAATTTTAGTTTTACCTTTTACACCAAAAAATAAAACAAAAGGTGGGATATTATTTTCTCAAGAATCTTTAGACAAAGCAAGAATTGCAACTACGTGTGGTTATGTTTTAAAGATGGGAGATTTAGCATACAAGGATAAAGATAAATTTGGTGAGCCTTGGTGTAAAAAAGGAGATTGGGTTATCTTCGCTCGTTATGCGGGTTCAAGATTACCAATAGAAGGTGGAGAAGTGCGAATACTTAACGATGATGAAGTGCTAGGAACTGTTAAAGATCCTGAATCACTACTTCATTTAATTTAACCACATAGGAGAAACTATGCCAGAAGAAACAAAAGATCTAATTGATGTAGGCGAAACAGAAGGAGCTGAAATTAATTTAGATGATAAAGGAGAAGCGGTCAAACAAGAGGAAGTAAAAGAAGAGATCGAAGTTGAACAAGTACCTGAAGATAAAACTTATGAAAATGAGAAACAGGTAAAGTTAGACGAAAAAAAACCAGAAGAAAAAGATGAGTTAAAAGAATATAGTGAAGGCGTTCAAAAACGTATTGCTAAATTAACTCGTAAAATGAGAGAAGCGGAAAGACAGAGAGAAGAAGCTGTTCAGTATGCTCAAACAGTTAATCTTCAAAAAAATGCAGCAGAAAAAAGATTATCTAAATTAGATAAATCTTATGTTAGTGAATTTGAAAACAGAGTTACGACTAGTTTAGCAGCAGCTAAGTTAGCTCTTAAAAATGCAATTGAATCACAAGACGTTGAGGCACAGATTGCAGCACAGCAACAACTTGCTACGTTATCAGTAGAGAATGCTCGAATTGCTTCTATGAAAGCAGAAGAAATAGAAGCACCTAAAGAAAAACAAGTAAGAGTTAATCCTCAACAACAACAACCGGCTCAACAGTCTGACCCTAAAGCAGAGGAGTGGTCTACAAGAAATCCTTGGTTTGGTAATGACACTGCTATGACTTATACAGCTTTTGATATACATAAAAAGCTTGTAGAGGAAGAGGGTTATGATCCTAAAACTGACGAATATTATGAAGAAGTTGACTCAAGAATAAGGGTTGAATTTCCGCATAAGTTTGATAAGATAGAAAACACTTCTACAGAAAGAGCAAAACCTGCTCAAACTGTAGCTTCAGCTAATCGTTCAGCTAAATCAGGACGCAAAAAAACTGTGAAACTCTCGCCATCACAGGTAGCAATTGCTAAAAGAATAGGCGTGCCACTCGAAGAGTATGCGAAACAAGTAAACAATATCACGGAAGGAGTATAAGCATATGGAAAATGAAACAATAAAAGCTTCTCGTGCGAGTCAAACAAGAGATAAGGTAAAAAAACCTACAACTTGGACTCCACCCAACTCACTAGATGCACCGCCTGCACCCAAAGGGTACAGACATAGATGGATCAGAGTAGAGATTCTTGGTAATGATGATACAAAAAATGTATCAGCAAGATTAAGAGAAGGATGGGAGTTAGTGAGAGCTGACGAATATCCCGACTTTGAATACCCAACTATGGATCACAAATCAGGCAAATACCAAGGTGTAATTGGTGTTGGTGGCCTTGTGCTGGCAAGGATACCCGAAGAAATCGCACAACAGCGTGAATCGTACTATCGCAACCAAACGAAAGAACGAGACGAAGCTGTAAATTCTGATCTTCTAAAGGAACAGCACCCAAGTATGCCAATCAATCAAGAGAGGCAGACTCGTGTAACTTTTGGTGGTTCAAAGAAATAATCTTTTAGTAATTTCTAGGTCCAACAAAATAAATTAAACCGAACTGGAGGCCGTTTAACAACGGCAGGTTCATATAAAGGAAAATAAGATATGGCAAATAACTCGACAGCGGGCTTTGGATGCAGACAGACTATGACAGTTGGAAATACTCCAGCTACAGGTGGTCAATCTGAGTTCACAGTTCAAGGCGGCGGTAGCCCAGGGGCTACTAAAGCTATTTTCAAAGGTGCTCCCGTAGCAATGCAAACTGCAGCAGGTGGAGCTGGTGTTCTTGGACACATTCAAGATCAAACAGCTGCCCTAATGACAGATGGTATTGTTGGTGGTAATACATGGGCACATAACACAGCTAACACTAACGGAAGTTTAGGTGTTTTCAATGGCGCAACTTTTGTTGATGCAAATGGAAAACCAACTTGGACTAACGGTTTAGCAGCAGCTCAAACTTCAAGTGTAGATTACAACACAGGTAGTAATAATATTACTGCTTTTGTAAACACTAATCCACACCAAGAGTATACAGCTAGAGCAGACGCAGCAGTAGGTATAGCTAGTTTCAATACATTGACTAACACAGGTTACAACTTAAATGATGCTGGAGCCGGTGTAGATGGTCAATCAGATTGTACACTAGATATCGCTAATACAACTGGAACTGCAAACTACATGTGGAAACTTGTAAGATCAGCAAATGTTACAAATCAAAATGATTTAACAGCAGCTGGTGCAGATATTATTATCTCTTACAACCCACAAGCAAACGCTTACTTAGCATAGTCATAGAATAGGAGAATAAAAACATGGCAATATCAAGAGCACAACTAGTTAAAGAACTAGAACCAGGTTTGAATGCACTATTCGGACTTGAGTACAGACAATATGCAGATGAAACAACACAGATATTTGATACTGAATCTTCAGACAGAGCGTTCGAAGAAGAAGTGATGTTATCTGGTTTCGGAAATGCAGCAGTTAAACCTGAAGGCCAAGGCGTTCAGTTTGACGATGCACAAGAAACTTTCACTGCTAGATACACTAACGAAACGATCGCTTTAGCGTTCGCAATCACTGAAGAAGCGATTGAGGATAACTTGTATGACAGACTTGCGTCTAGATATACAAAAGCTTTAGCAAGATCTATGGCCTCTACTAAAAATGTAAAAGGTGCAGCTGTTTTAAATAACGGTTTCAACAATACATTTGCAGGTGGTGACGGCGTAGCTCTTTTCGGAAATGACGGAGCAGGAAATACAACTCACCCTACTCTTGCAGGAACTTTCAGAAATCAACCAGCAGTAGCTGCTGATTGTAATGAAACTTCTTTAGAGCAAGCGATGATTGACATTTCAGCTCTTACAGATGAAAGAGGCTTAAAAATCGCAGCGAGAGGAACTAAAATGATAGTTCCACCTCAACTGCAATTCGTAGCAGATCGTTTGTTAAACACTGAAGGCAGAACAGGTACTGCTGATAACGATATCAATGCAATCAAAAACATGGGAATGGTTTCTGGTGGTTACGTAGTTAACCATTACTTAACTGACCCAGATGCATGGTTTGTTAAAACAGATGTACCTAATGGTCTTAAGCATTTTAGCAGATCACCTATCAAAACTACTATGGAAGGCGACTTCGATACTGGTAATGTTAGATACAAAGCTAGAGAAAGATACGTATTTGGTTTCTCTGATCCAAGAGGAATCTACGGAAATCCTGGCGCATAATAATTAATATTTTAGGGGCCGACACAATTCGGCCCCTTTATTACATATAAAGGTGTGTAAATGAAAAAAACTCGCATAAATATTTGGGCTTACGATCATCATGCAATATTTAATATTGAACATGCTGAAGATACGGCTGAAAGTGTTGAAAAAGCAATACTTGACAAGCTAGGAGAAAAGAGTATAAAATGGGAGTATCTCGGAAACAACTATAATAAC